TCATTGCAGACCTATCTGTTGTGCCTCGGCGCCCAGCTTGGCAGCCGCCGCCGCATCCTTCGCCGCCGGAGCCAGCGCCGCAGCCTGCTGCAACTGATCCTGCTGGCGGCTTTCCTCGTCGTTGGCCTCGACCTCATCATCCGAGAACGTCAGTTCAGGATCAATCCGCAGCCGATCCGCAGTCCAGACCGGCAGGCTGTCCCACTTGATCCGCTTGTCGATCTCCGGGTGAAGCTGCGCAAACTGCGCGTTCATCGTCAGCCAGTTCATCATGTTCTCGACTTCGCCGGTACGCTGCGCCGTCGCAATCGGTGACACGAACTCCACCGTGAACGGCTGGCCGACCAGTTCGTCCGGCAGTTCCCCGAACTTGCCCGCCCGGTCCATGATGCCGTGAACCCGCGTGATGATCTGACCCAGCGCCTTCTCCAGACGCCCAAGCACCGGACCCAGCAATCGCATCTGCTGTTGAACCCGCTGAATCACCTCCGTTGCCGTCTCCGTCGTTCTCTCGGCAAAGGGCCTCACGACATCGGAGAAGAATATCCGCCCGATCCGGTTGCGAACGTCCTCCATCATCTGGAACGAGATATCCAGCCGCCCGCCAGTCAACAGCGGCGTGATCGACCCGCCCGGCGCAAGATAGTTCACACCACCCGGAATCAGCGTGATCGGCCCGATGATCCTGTCATTCGTCACCATCAGCGGAGGATCGACAATCTTCTGACCGGCCCGCAGGTGAACCCGCATCATTTCCTGTAGCATGTTAACATCGGGAAGCGCCGTCATGCCCGGCCCGCGCCCCAGCTTCTCGCCGGGATTCTGTGACCACATCAGCACCGCATAAGGGAATTCCTCGAACCCGCCGTCCTCAAGCAGGTGCGGCCCCTTCCGCAGAATGTAGACCGAGGCCACCGGCATGTCTGCCCGCAGAGCCGAACCCTCTTTCCGCTCTTCCCGAGGGAATACCCCGTGAACAATCTCATATTGCTCGTCCGGCCGATCTGCCTCGATGCTCTTCGTGACCTCTGTCGGCACGCTGTCCGGCCATTGCTGCTTGATCTGCCGCGCGCTCAGCGAGAACTCCCGGTAGATCGTGTCGACATCGCCATCAGCATCCGTGTCCGTGTAGACTTCGCGCAAGTGCCGGGTCTGAAACCTCGGGCGCCCGCCCTTGTCGCCGATGAACATTACCGCCGTGCCGAACGCCCCCACATCCAGATACATTTCATGAAGATGCGTGGAGATCGAAGCCCCCGGAGCGTGCATTTCCCGGAACATCAGGGTTTCACGCTTGCTCAGGGTTTCCTTGACCGCCTCGATTTCCATCAGATCGTCGCCAAGAACCCTGATACCGAACCACCGGCTCGCCGGATTGGTCGCTATCCCGTGCAACCCAGCCGCAAGAAGCTCATTCGCGCTTATCCCCGTCGAGTCGTAAACCCGCTGGTTCCGCTTGTCGCCCTTGGTCTTCTTGCCCAGGAAATCGTTCTTCCTCGGCGCGATAACCTCGGCAATCTGCTGCCAGTGGCTCTCGGCGTTCTTGCGCTCATCGGACGACTTCATGCCCTCGAAGCGCTTGAGAATGTCCGCAGCGATCATATCACGCCCCCAGCAACGTCTTCTTGGTCGCCGACTGATTGCCAACACCCGTGGCACCGGTTAACAGCGTGCTGGCCCTGCCGCTCAGATCAGCCGACAAAGCCCGCTCCCGCGTCTTCCGCAGTGCAGACAGGTTCGCCCCAACCTCGGAAGGAGGCGTAGGCGGTTTTGGTATCTTTGGCTTTGCGCCACCGAAACACATGCTCAGTCCCTCGTCCATGCGAACTGATAGTAGTCCGCGCCGTCTTTCCCGAATTTATATAACACACCTTCCATGGTAGCGCCAAGGCTCTCTAGCCATAGATGCGCAGTCTTGTGGTTCCACCTCGACTTGCACTCGACACGATGGCCTCTCTCGGCGCACCACGGCTTAAGGTCCAGAAGCGAATAAACCGCCACAGCCTTGACCACATGGCGCCAGCGATCCGTTCCATACGCGAAAGCCGAGAACACTCCGGGGTGGATTTCAACCGCCCCGCACACCGCCACTGGCTCGAACTCATGGTGGAACACTCGCCCGGTGCCCATCTCGATAGCCTGTCTTGTCTCATATGCCACCGCCTCAGGATCGTCATCCCACCGCATCCCGTAGATTTCCTCGGCATCACGCGCCCGCATGTTCGAGGCTATGAACACCAGATCGGCGCTGGCTCCGGCGGCGTCGGCAATCAGGATAGGCATCACATCACCGCCACTCGCTGCGCCCGCCGATTGTCACCCCCACGCCCGAACTCGTCATAGTCCATTGTAGCAGTATTCTGCCGTATCCCAAGCGAGTAATCCCCGCCCGCGAAGGTGAGAACAAACGCATCGGCAATGTCACACGACCGCAGCCCGCGCTTCTTCATATCGTCCTTCGGCTCCATCCTGATCTTGCCCGACGACTCCATCTTCACCCGCCGACTGGATAGCTCGGAAATGAGCAGATCATCCTTCACCATGCACGTCTCACGAGACTGGAGCCACTTCAACGCATCGTGCCACAGCTCATCACCACGCCGCATGAATGTTCCCGTGTCGTCAACCGGACGCTCGCCCACGTTGACGCCGATCACCGGCAACCTCAATTCACGCAGCCGATCGACCACGCCCGCGCCCATGCCGATGACATCAACATTGATGCTCGACGGTTTCTTCGCGTCCGGCGTCTCGTTCCATTCCTTCACGATCCGCCCGCATGATTCCATCAGATCGTTCCCATGCCACCAGATAACCTTGTCCTCGACTATGTTGCCCCATCGCTTGGCCAGCGCCGATCTGTCATCGCCATAGCGAGCCACGTCCATTCCCCACACACGAGAGCGCAGCCATGGCGACACATCGCGCCCCACGGCATCCATAACCAGCGCCAGCGAGATCAGTGTATCGTCACCCTCAGTCGGGAACTCGCCCAACACACGAACGCGATACTGGTTCGAGCCAATCCCATAATCCGCGATGATATCGTTTATGTGCCCCCGTGCCCTTGGATAATCCTCGGAGTTGACCCGCATCGTGTACCAGCCATCGCGAAGATTGTGGTGCGTGCGATAGAAAAACCCGTCAGGCTGTGTCGGATTGCCAGTGAGGATAAGGATGGCGTTATCAGTGGACAGCGCACCTCGGGCAATGTCGAACCCGATATCAGGTATCCCCGACGCCTCATCAACCGGAAAGCACAGATTTTTAGCGTGGAACCCTTGCAGCCCCTCGGGATTCCCCTCGTTCACCGTGCGCCCAACGATGAAATTGCCATTAGTCCAGACAACCCGCTCGGCGCTCACTGTAATCACCGCTTGCATTGCCTTGGGCATCCGCGCCACCGCCGCCCTTATCTCCGGCCATAGCGTATCTCTCAACTGATCCTGGGTATTCGCCGCCAACGGTATCTTCGCATCACCGCGCGTTGAGCCGAACCAGAGAGCCGTGCGTGCGAGGAAGTATGTCTTGCCCACGCCATGACCAGAACGAATGGAGATGCGCCTGTGGCCCTTCGCTATGGCCCCCCACGCCTCATCCTGCCAGTCCTCCGGCGTTTCCCCGAGGTTATCACGCACCCACACACGCGGGTCCATGACGCCCTCAAAATATCTGTCCTCAATCGTCTGCAATCAATTCTCCAGGTATGGACCCGGCCTCGATCCGGCGACGATCCATTTCCGCGATCAACTGGCCGAACCTTTCGCCAACGTCAAATGTCACCGTGCTTTCAATCTTGTCGCGCCATACATCGCCGCGCCGATTGCAGAGCCACATCTTGATTGAGCCTGGATCAGGCGGAACATGCTCTAGATACGGCGCATAGACAGGCTCTTCCCGTCCCGCTGGCATGAAAATCTTGGTTGCCTCATGGGTATATCCAACTGCCCTATGGTACAGAGCGCGCTCGACTCTGTCGTCGCAAACTTCCTTTCCCGCGCGAAGTGCCAGACAAAAATTCTCGTGTTTATTCGCCCACCTGTTGATTGTGCGGGCGGTAACCCCGAAAAAATCTGCAATCTCCATATCAGTCGCGCCGAGGATGCACAGTTTTTCGGCCTGCTTTACGAATGCTGGCTTATAGCTGGTAGGGCGGCCTGCTGTCATGGCTCGCACACCGTGTTGAACTTGGCTTGCTGCTCAGGATTCTGTGGCATTGTCTCTCACCCCCCTTGCAATCCGCTCTCTGATGTTGTTCCATTGAGCATGTTATCAGCTATGCTTTGGAGATGCAAAATGGAAATCCTTCTTTCGGTTATCAGTCGCGGATTGGTTTACTTTAGTGTCGGCGTAATTTGCTACATCGGCTGGCGTGTCTGGCAACGATACTCCCGCCCAACATGAGTAGCGCCCTCACGTTATGATTCCTGCTGCGCCTTGGTGTATTCTCGTCTCTTTGCGGTTCTTGAACACGTCCGGCCTTGGCTTGGGAGGACCGCGCAGTTTCTCCTTGCCCGATGATACCAAAAAAAAACGGCGGCTGCAATACGCAGTCCGCCGCAGTTCAGGGAGGATGAAACCAAACCGCCGCGCCGGAAAAAATCGGGGAGGATAAAAACCGGCGCGACGATGCATTATAGCGCGGCGACTCGGCTCTTGCAAGAGTTCATACCACTCGCCCGTAATCACCGTGCAGGCGCGCCGAGGCTTCGCTATAAGCGGCATGGGCGGATTCTGGCGATGTGAAGAGGCCGAGGTAGATTTGCTTGCCGTCGATCTTGATGTGCGCCTGCCATTTTTGACCGCCCCTATCCCAACTAACGCCTTTGAAACCCGACGTGTTATCGCGCCTGGTGCGCTGGTTGTGTTGATTCTGCGCAGTTGTCGCCTGCCGCATGTTCGCCCGCCGATTATCCAGTCCGTCGCCGGATCGGTGGTCAACGCCCATCCCGTCTGGCGGGGCCATGATCACGCGGTGTAGGTATATCGTGCGTTGCTTGCCGCCTATCTTTTCACCGCGCACCGCGTAAACCGCACGAGGAGCGACCAGCGCGTACCAGTTCCACTTATCGACCAGCGGCACGTCGCCAGCATCAATGATGGCGACGTAGCCCTTGGTGAGGGTGATGTAG